CAGGAATCGCCGCTGCTGGAGCGGTCAGCGAGGGCGGCTCGGCCAAGGACAAGAGCGACTCTGAGGTGCTCTCGACGGCCCGCAGTCGCCTCGACATGGCGATTTCTGCGCTGTCTGAGTCGCGTGAGGACGAGCTGGACGACCTGCGGTTCTACGCCGGTTCGCCCGACAACCATTGGCAGTGGCCGGCTGACGTGCTGGCGACCCGTGGCGCGGTGCAGGGCCAGACGATCAACGCTAGGCCGTGCCTGACGATCAACAAGCTGCCCCAGCACGTCCATCAGGTAACCAACGAGCAGCGGCAGAACCGGCCGCAGCCCAAGGTCATCCCGGCAGACGACGGCGCTGACGTCGAGGTGGCCGAGATTTTCAACGGCATGATCCGGCACATCGAGTACATCTCGGACGCTGACGTGGCCTACGACACGGCCTGCGAGAACCAAGTGTCCTACGGCGAGGGTTACGCTCGCATTTTGACCGAGTATTGCGACGACAACACGTTCGATCAGGACATCAAGATCGGGCGCATCCGCAACAGTTTCAGCGTCTACATGGACCCGCTGATCCAAGACCCATGCGGCTCAGACGCCCGCTGGTGCTTCATTACCGAGGACATCCCCAAGGACGAGTACGAGCGCCAGTACCCGGACGCTGCGCCCATCACCACGCTGCAAACGCTGGGCGTGGGCGACCAAGGCTTTAGCCAGTGGATGAACGAAAACACGGTGCGTATTGCCGAGTATTTCTACATCGAAAACACCAAAGAAACGCTCAACCTGTACCCCGGCAACGCCACGGCGTTCAGCGGCACGCCCGAGGACAAGATGATGCGGGCGCAGTTTGGCAAACCCCTGCGCTCGCGCCCGTCTGACCGCAAGAAGGTCAAGTGGCTCAAGATCAACGGCTACGAGGTGCTGGAGCGGTCCGACTGGGCCGGCTCGCACATCCCGGTGATCCGCTGCGTGGGCAACGAGTTTGAGGTTGAAGGCCGGCTGTACGTCAGCGGCCTTGTGCGTAACGCCAAAGACGCGCAGCGCATGTACAACTACTGGACCAGCCAAGAGGCAGAGATGCTGGCGCTGGCCCCCAAAGCGCCGTTTATTGGCTACGGCGGTCAGTTCGAGGGGTACGAGATGCAGTGGAAGACTGCAAACACCCAGAACTGGCCGTATCTTGAGGTCAATCCAGACGTTACAGACGGCGCAGGCGCCGTTTTGCCGCTGCCCCAGCGGGCAGCCCCACCGCTGCCCCAGACCGGCCTCATACAGGCCAAAATGGGCGCTGCTGACGACATCAAGTCGGTCACTGGGCAGTACAACGCATCGCTGGGTCAAACGTCCAACGAGCGGTCGGGCAGGGCCATCCTGGCCCGGCAGAAAGAGTCGGACACCGGCACCTACCACTACGTTGACAACTACGCCCGGTTCATTCGCTACATCGGCCGTCAGTTGATCGACCTGATCCCCAAAATCTACGACACGCAGCGCATCGCCCGGATCGTCGGCGAGGACGGCGAGTCCAAGATGATTAAGATCAACCCGATGCAGCCCGAGCCGGTCAAAAAAATCCGCAACGAGCAGGGCATCGTGGTGGACAAAATCTACAACCCAGGCGTCGGCAAGTACGACGTGATGGTCATCACTGGGCCAGGCTTTGCCACCAAACGTCAGGAATCGCTGGAGGCAATGGCCCAACTGCTGCAAGGCAACCCGGACCTCTGGCGCGTGGCTGGCGACTTGTTCGTCAAGAACATGGACTGGCCGGGCGCTCAGGAGATGTCTCAGCGGTTTGCCAAGGTCATCGACCCGGCGATCATCGGCGATGATGAGGACAATCCGGCGCTGGCTGCGGCCAAGCAGCAGATGGAGGCCATGAACCAAGAGATGCAGCAGATGGCCGGAATGCTCCAAAACGTGCAGAAGTCGATGGAGGCCCGTGACCTGTCGATCAAGGAGTTCGAGGCTGAGATCAAGGCGTACCAGGCCGAGACGCAGCGCATCAGCGCGGTGCAGGCCGGCATGACCGAGCAGCAGATTCAGGACATCGCTATGGGCGTCGTGGCTGCGGCAATGGAAAGCAACAACCTGAACTCGCAGATGCCGGAGATGCAGCCAGAGATGATGGAGCAGCCTCCGATGATGCCACCTGAAGGAGCCATGCAATGAGCACCGCAGCAGACTTCATGGGTCTCTTGTTCTTGGCCCGCGACGTGGCCCACTCGGTGCATCTGAACACGCGCAGCTACTCTAAGCATGTGGCGCTCAACATCTTCTATGATCGCATCATTGGCGCGGCTGACGACTTTGCCGAGACGTACCAAGGCCGTCACGGGCTGATTGGCCCCATCACCCTGCATTCGGCCAAGAAGACGACCAACATCACCGAGTTCCTTGAAGCATCGCTGGCCGAGGTCGAGGAGATGCGCTACAAGGTGGCGAAAAAAGAAGACTCAACATTGCAGCAGTTGATTGATAATATCGTCGAGATATATTTGCGAACGCTGTACAAACTCAAATTCCTGGCGTAAAGGACACATGATGGAACTCCTCAACCCGATGAGCAAAGCGGATTTCCCCGCGTACACTGCAACTGCCGGCGCCACTGCGGGCAACACGACCGCATGGGGCGCTGGCCCGCAAGGCGTGATGGTTTGGTGCGACCAATCTTGCTACGTCGAAGTGGGCGTAGGGGCCGTGGCTACCAGCGCCAGCACCCCAATTCCGGCCTTCACGCCCATCCCGTTCGTCGTGCCGCTGAACACGACCGGCGCTCCTTGGCGCGTCAGCGTGCTGCGGATCGGCAGCATTGACGGCACCGCGTACGCCAAACCCATCAACAAGCAATGAGCTTCGGTGTAGCCTTTCGCAACGCCGTTGGCCTTGGGCTGGGCGGCATCATTTCGCTTTTCGGCGGGCGTGGTAGCGAGCAGGCCCAAAGCAACCTTCTCACCGAGTCCGGTGACAACCTCGTCCAAGAAGACGGTGGCTTGATCCTTTTGGAGTGACCTAAATGCCCGCTGTAAATCTTTCCCCGGTGGGCGGCGCTGCGGCCCAGTTCTTCACCAACACCGGCACTGTCCTGACGGGCGGCAAGCTGTACACATACTTGGCAGGCACTACTACGCCCGCAACTACATATACAACTAGCGCAGGAAATGTAGCTCGCACTAACCCCATTGTGTTGGATGCGGCAGGTCGCATACCCGGAGGTGGGGAAATTTGGTTAACTCAGGGCGTTGTCTACAAATTTACATTAACGGATAGTAGTGACGTTTTAATTGCAACTTACGACAATATTAGCGGCGTCAGCACGCTTACTTTGCCAATTGATTCTAGTGACATTACATACGACCCCCCGTTTGGAGGATCTGTTGTAACCAACGTTGAAAACAAATTAGCCCAAATTGTCAGCGTTGTGGATTTTGGCGCTGATCCTACTGGTGTTGCAGACAGCACAGGTGAAATTCAAGCAGCACTTGATGCAAGCACCAATGTGTTTTTCCCGTCAGGAACGTACCTAATCAGCGATTCATTGGAACCGCAAGCGGGATCGTATCTTGAAATGGGAGATGCAATTCTTAAGGCATCGGTCAAAGACTGGTTGGACACTGGCGTGATTTCGTTTGCCAGCAAGTCTGGGCTAACCATTCGCGGCGGCGTGATTGACGGTCAAAAAGCAATCAACCCTACTGGCCGTGTTTTTGGAATCAAGTTGACAACTGCGGAATACGTTGTTGTTGATGGAATGACGTTAAAAAATTGCCCCGGTTCAACTTCAGCAGGTGTGTTGGGTGGGGACGGGCTTTACGTTGGCGGTGTTAATGGATCGTCCCCGAGTGAAAACATTACCGTTACGAACTGCAAGTTCATTGACAACGTTCGCCAAGGAATTTCCATTGTTGTTGGCCGTTATATCAAGATTGTCGGCAACGAGTTTGTCGGCACATCTGGAAGCGACCCCGGCGCGGGCATTGATGTTGAGGCCGACAACGATAGTCACATTGCAAGTGACATAACGATTGTCGGCAATACGTTTACGGACAATTACACCGGGGTTATTCTGACAACGGGTTGCTTTAGGGTTGCTGTTGTTGGTAACGTGTTTAACAGCAACAGATTCCTCGACATCCACCTTGCCACTGGTCGTCTTTGCACAGTTACTGGAAACACGATTAACCACGGCCCATCTGTTGATGGCGCTCACTCTATTTTGGTTTCTGGTGGTTACATGAGCGTGATTGCCGATAACACAATTCAATGCGGTGGGCAAAGCAATACCAATCAACGAAACGCAATTCAGATTAGCGGTGGCACTGGGATCAGTGTTCGCGGAAACCACATTTTTGAATCAAGGCAAGCCGCCATTCAGGTGGGTGCGTTCACACTGCCTGCAAACATTGTAGACATTGCTGTGGATGGCAACGTCACACGGGATTGCGCCAACAGCACAACGCCTGTAATTTTTGTTCGCGCCAACAGTTTGGGGACGTTCTACCCGATTCGGGCCGTGGTCAGAAACAATGGCATCCATGACTATCGATCTGGCGGCAGTGAAGCCCAATTTGGCATTTCTGTTGATACAACAATTCCCGCAGCAACATCGGCGGCGTTTGTGGTGCAGAACAATGTCATTGATGGAACTGCCGCTGCTTACAACGTAGACATGCCACTCTATAAAAAGTTTACTTGGAACCCTGGGACGGTTGCGTCTCAAACAACTGGTTCTGTAAACACCGCTGTAACCGGCGCTGCATTTGGCGATACGGTTGTGGTGTACCCACCGTATGACATGCAAGATTGCGCTGTCTCTGGCTTTGTATCCGCAACCGATCAGGTAACCGTCATCATCGCAAACAACTTGGCGGTTGGCAAAACATTTGCGTCTTCGTCGTCTTGGCGAGCGCAGGTGGTCAAGCCGCAAAGCATTTAAATCTTGTACCGGAGTTAAACATGGCCGACTTAAAAATTTCCCAGCTCACCGCAGCATCTACACCTCTTGCTGGCACTGAGGTTTTGCCGATTGTGCAGTCTGGGTCAACTGTCAAAGCCACTATCGCCAACGTACAGGCCGCGCCGATTGCGGCGCTGGCGGCAGATTCAGTTCTGTTTACCAACGCAACCAAAGTCCCTTCTACGGGCATCAAGCTGACCTATGACGGGACTTTGCTTAACACAGGGTCTGCGGGTGCTACTGGCACTCATTTTCGTGTCCGGGCGCAAGGCGCGATGGCTCAGTTTGACACTGGCGCGGCGGCAGACGGGCGTATTGAATACGCCTACAACAGCGTCAACATGGCTTATATTGGGATTAACAATTCAACAGACTTTGTAATTTGGGGCCGCACTGGATCTAGTGTTCGAATTGGCGCAAACAATGCAGTTCGGGCTGAATTCCAATCTGGCGGCGATGTCAAAATCAACACCGGAAACATTGTTGTCGGTGGCTCCGGAAAGGGTTTAGATTTTGGATCATCGGTTCTGTGGCGCACTGGCGCTGGTTCACCAGAAGGAGTTGTGACTGCATCCGTCGGGTCTTTGTACACTCGCACAGATGGCGGCCTTCTTTCAACACTTTACGTAAAAGAATCTGGCGCAGGTAATACAGGCTGGGTTGCCAAATGATTGACAAGCGCCTTCTTAGCGCATAATCTGAGAACTGTACCGGCCCAGTAGACCGGGGTTCCAATGGAACAAGAAATGACTGAAGAAGTCCAACAAGCCTTAGCGGAAGTTGAATCCGCGCCAGCAGCCGAGGTGACGGCCACCACGGACACTGCACAAAACGCGCCGGAAGTAGCTGAACAAAGCAACGAGCAGACGCCCGAGGAGAAGAAATTCACCCAGGCCGAGATCGACGCGATGATCAGCAAGCGCCTTGCCAGAGAGCAGCGCAAATGGGAACGTGAGCAGCAGGCCAAACTTGCCCAACCGCAAGCGCCAAGAGAAGTCCCGCCTATCGAGCATTTCGAGTCCCCTGATGCCTACGCGGAAGCGTTGGCCGTCAGAAAAGCTGAAGAACTGATCGCGCAGCGTGAGTTCCAACGGCAGCAGGCTGAGATTAACGACGCTTACCACGACCGTGAGGAAGAGGCCAGGGCCAAGTACGACGACTTTGAACAAGTCGCCTACAACCCGCAGCTTCGAGTCACTGACGTGATGGCCGAGACAATCAAGGCGTCCGACATGGGGCCGGACCTAGCCTACTGGCTGGGAACCAACCCGAAGGAAGCTGATCGCATTTCCCGCTTGGCACCTCTTTTGCAGGCCCGAGAGATTGGGAAGATTGAGGCCAAACTTGGCTCTAATCCTCTTGTGAAACCAACTACGTCTGCGCCTACGCCTATTTCGCCTGTTACCGCACGCACCAGTGGAAGTTCGTCCTACGACACGACTGATCCTCGCTCGACGAAGACCATGACTGACTCGCAGTGGATTGAAGCTGAACGTGCCCGGCAGATGAAGAAGCTGCAAGCACAAATGAACCGCTAACTTTGAAAGGACCGCCGAAATGGCTAATAGCATTCTTACCATTGACATGATCACCCGCAAGGCGTTGGAGATCTTGGAAAACAACCTAGTGCTCACCCGTAACGTGAACCGTCAGTACGACGACAGCTTTGCTGTTGAAGGTGCCAAGATTGGTTCTACCCTGCGTATCCGTCTGCCTGACCGCGCTCTGGTCACCGACGGCGCCGCCCTGCAAGTGCAGGACGACAACGAGCAGTTCACCACCCTGACTGTGTCTTCGCAAAAGCACATCGGCGTGAACTTCACGTCTGCCGAACTGACCATGCAGTTGGACGACTTTGCAGAGCGTGTGCTCAAGCCTCGTATCAGCCAGTTGGCCTCCAGCATTGACGCTGACGTTGCTAACGCATTCAAGCAAATCGGCAACACCGTTGGCACCCCTGGCACCACGCCCGCTACCTCGCTGGTTCTGCTGCAAGCCCAGCAGAAGCTCAACGAGAACGCCGCTGTGATGTCGCCTCGCTACGCCACCGTCAACCCAGCGGCCAATGCTGGTTTGGTCGAGGGCATGAAAGGTCTGTTCAACCCCACCGACACCATCAGCAAGCAGTTCAAGAACGGCATGATGGGCATGGGCGTGCTGGGCTTTGACGAGATCAACATGTCTCAGTCGATCAAGCAGTTCACCACCGGCTCGCGTACCGCTACCGGCGGCTCGACCTCTGCTGCTGTGACCGCTGAAGGCGCCACCACCATCGCCATCACCGGCGCTGGCGCAAGCGCTACCGTCAAGATTGGCGACGTGTTTACCGTGGCTGACTGCTTTGCTGTGAACCCGCAAACCCGTGAGTCCACTGGTTCGCTGTTCCAGTTCGTCGCTGCTGCTGACGTGACCCTGAACGGCTCTGGCGCCGGCACCATTACCGTGGCTCCGATGTACTCGGCCAACCACGCGCTGGCTACCGTTGACGTTCTGCCGCAAACCGGCAAGGCCGTCGTGTTCGTGGGTGCTGCTTCCAGCCAGTACGCTCAGAACTTGGTGTACCACAAGGATGCGATCACCTTCGCCACCGCCGACCTGCTCCTGCCGCAAGGTGTGGACATGGCCGCGCGCGCCGTTCACAATGGCATCAGCCTGCGTGTGGTGCGCCAGTACGACATCAACAATGACCGTATGCCTTGCCGTATTGACGTGCTGTATGGCTACAACACCATCCGTCCCCAGATGGGCGTTCGCCTCTGGGGTTGATTGAACGGGGGCTCCGGCCCCCTTCTACACATTTATTTTGAAAGGAATTTATCATGGCTCTCCCTAATGGCGCAGGCGGCTATCAAGTCGGCGACGGCAACCTCAACGAACCCGTCATCGGCTACTTGCCGGTTCCCGCATCTGAGACTGGCGTAACCGCCGTCACTCTGACCGCTGCTGAAGTAACCGGCGGTATTCTGATCGCCAATCCTGGCACCACTGCTACGATCTACACGATGCCTATCGTGGTTACAGCAGGCGGCGTCACTGGTGTGAACGATCTGGTCTCCAGTGCTAAAGTTGGCAGCACCTTTAACTGGGTGGTGGTCAACATTGGCACCTCGACCGGCGACATCACGATGGCCGCTGGCACTGGCACGGGCTGGACGATTGTTGGCTCGCTGACCATCAATGACGGCACTTCGGCCTCGTTTGTCGCTCGTAAGACCAGCGACACGACCTGGACTCTGTACCGCACTGCGTAAACCTAATGGGGGCTTCGGCCCCCGTTTTTCCCCTTTTGGAATCAATAAAGGATTTTGATCATGGCAAATAACAAGCCTATCGGCGTCGCGTATGCCGACCCCCAACTGGATTCGTTCCAAGTTGGTACTTCCAATGCGCCAATTGAAATCAATACCTCAGGCGTATTGAACGGTGCTTATGCAACAACCTCGGCAACGTCGGGCGACACCCGTCTCAACTTCAACCGGCTAACCTTTACTTCGACTGGCTCTGGTGAAACTGCTCGTTTCTTGACCCGCGTGACTGGCGCTAACGGCGCTACAGGCGGCACAATCAACGGCGCACACATCAGCACAGCCGTCAACACTGGCGGCACCATCAGCGGCGCAGCCAACGCCATCCGTGCAACCATTGGTGGCACGTCTACCAACCCAGGCGGCACTTTAGCGGCTTTGCAACTGGACTCTGACTTTGCCTCTGGCGGCACTTGGAGCAATGCGTCCTTCCTGCGTGTGACCAATAGCGGCACGGGCGAGGTGGGCAACTTTGCCCTGATGCCTGCGGTCAGCGCAACCGGCGTGTTCCGTGCCAAGGTGGGGTCGCCTGTCGTCACGCATACCATTCCGGTGGTCAGCGGCGGCACGACCTACTACATCATGGTCAGCACGGTTGCCTAATGGTGATCACCAAAGAGTTTCTCGTCGGGGAAATTCAATCGCTTGAGCAAGAGGTTGGGAAGGCGCAAACCTTCCTGACTCAGGCTCAAGCGGTCTTGAATGCTTACCAACTGCTTGTTCGTAAACTGGATGAGCCAACACCCCCGGAGGAGCAATGCCCGTAATTTATCTCACACACCCCATCCACGGGGCCAAAGTCGCTACGATAGACTTGGAGGCCGATTTTGATGTTCAAAACGGCTGGTCACGCTACAATCCTGAGGAACAAGATGTGCCTCAGATCGAGTCGCAAATTGAGGTAGCACCTGCACCTCGGCGCGGGCGGCGCAAAAAGGACGAAGAGGAATAGCATGACGACCTACACCGCAGGCGAACAGATTAACCGGGCGTTGCGGCTGCTAGGCGTTCTAGCCGAGGGCGAAACGTCGTCGGCCTCAGTGTCTCAGGACTCCCTGATGGCGCTCAATCAGATGATAGACTCGTGGAATACCGAGCGCCTGTCTGTTTTTGCCACCATCGACCAGATTTGCAATTGGCCGGTTGGCTTAATCAACGCAACCCTTGGCCCCAGCGGCTCGCTGGTGCGGCTCAACGGCACTGCTGTACGCCCGATTCTGGTGGACGACGCCACCTACTTCAAAGACCCCGGCACTGGCGTGTCATACGGCATTAAGCTGATCAACCAGCAGCAGTACGACGGCATCGCGGTCAAGACCGTGACCTCGACGTACCCGCAGGTGATGTTCGTCAACAACACCTACCCGGACTTTGACATCTTCATCTACCCGCGCCCGACGCGGCTGCTGGAGTTCCACTTCATCAGCGTCCAAGAGCTGACGCAGCCGGCCAATCTGTCCACCCAGATTCTGTTCCCGCCAGGCTACCTGCGGGCGTTTACCTACAACTTGGCCTGCGAGATCGCGCCGGAGTTTGGCATCGAGCCAAGCCCCCAGGTGCAGCGCATTGCGATGTACAGCAAGCGCAATCTCAAGCGCATCAACAACCCGGACGATGTGATGTCGATGCCGTACTCGCTGATCGCCACGCGGCAGCGGTTCAACATCTACGCCGGTAACTACTGATGAAAACGCCGATCCTTGGTTCGACCTATGTGGCTCGCAGCGTCAACGCTGCCGACGCCCGCATGGTCAACCTGTTTCCCGAGATCGTGCCCGAGGCGGGCAAGGAGCCGGCCTTTCTAAACCGCGCTCCGGGGCTGAAACTGCTCAACTCGATTGGCACCGGCCCGATCCGTGGCCTGTGGGCCTTCTCACCGCAAGACGGCACAGGCTTCGTGGTGTCGGGCACGCAGCTCTACAAGATCAACAACAGCTACGCACCGACGCTGCTGGGCACCGTGGCAGGCACCGGCCCGGTCAGCATGGCCGACAACGGCACGCAGCTTTTCATCGCGGCCAACGGCCCGAGCTACATCTACAACAACACGACCAACGCCTTCGGGCAAATCACAGACCCGGACTTCCCCGGCGCGGTGACTGTGGCGTATCTCGACGGCTACTTCGTCTTCAACCAGCCCAACAGCCAAAAGATGTGGATCACGGCGCTGCTGGACGGCACGTCGATTGACCCGCTGGAGTTTGCCAGCACTGAAGGATCGCCTGACGGGCTGGTTGCTGTGGCGTCTAACTTCCGCGAGGTGTGGGCCTTTGGCACTAACTCAATTGAGGTTTGGTACGACTCTGGCGCGAGCGATTTCCCGCTCCAGCGCATCCAAGGCGCGTTCAACGAGCTGGGCTGCGCGGCCCCGTTCTCAGTCGCCAAGATGGACAACGGCCTGTTCTGGCTCGGGCGCGACCGCCGGGGCCAAGGCATGGTCTACCGGGCCAACGGCTACACCGGCCAGCGCATCAGCACCCACGCCGTTGAGTGGCAGATTCAGCAGTACAGCGACCTGTCGGACGCCATCGCGTACACCTACCAGCAGGACGGCCACAGCTTTTATGTGCTGATCTTCCCGAGCGCCAACACGACCTGGGTCTACGACGCCGCCACCCAAGCCTGGCACGAGCGGGCTGGCTGGAGCAACGGCGAGTTCACCCGGCACCGCAGCAACTGCCAGATGGCGTTCAACAACAAGATCGTTGTTGGCGATTACGAGAACGGCAACATCTACGCCTTTGATCTGGACGACTACTCGGACAACGGCCAGATTCAAAAGTGGCTGCGGTCGTGGCGGGCGCTGCCTACCGGCCAGAACAATCTCAAGCGCACCGCGCAGCACAGCCTGCAACTGGACATTGAGGCCGGTACTGGCCTGAATCTGGGCCAAGGCAGCAACCCCGAGGTCATGCTGCGCTGGTCGGACGACGGCGGCCACACATGGGGCAATGAGCACTGGGCGCAGATCGGCAAGATCGGCGAATACTACCGCCGGGTGTTCTGGCGGCGCATGGGCATGACCCTGAAGCTGCGCGACCGCGTTTATGAGCTATCGGGCACCGATCCGGTCAAGATCAGCATCATGGGCGCAGAGTTGATTCTGAGTCCAACGAATGCCTAGCCCTAACGCGACGCCGACGCCAATCACCCCGCCACGGGTGCCGTTGATCGACCCCCGCACAGGGTTGATCGACAGGGCTTGGTATTTGTTCTTTCTGTCGCTCAACAACGCGGCTGCGGCGGTCATTGACGACTCGGGGCTTACGTTCAGCGCCGAGTCAACGATTGCGTCTCTTGAGGCTGCGCTTCAAGCAGTCAATCAGGAGTTGCAGACGCTGCCGCCTGCGGCTGATTTGAGCGATGAGTTGGCTAAGCAAATTCAGGCAGAAGCGTTGGCAGACTGCTGCTCGGCTTTGGTGTCGCAGATAGCCGAATTGCAAAAGCAGATCGACGCGCTTCAGTCTGCGCCGATTACCACGCCGCAGATTCCGCAGTTTGTATACGGCTCCTTTTACAGCACGGCCAACCAGCCTGACGGCTCGACAACTACGGCGTACCCGCTGCTGTACGACACCACGCAGTTTAGCAAAAACGTCACGATAGAAGACCGCACAGCCGTGTTCACTGCGTCGATTGCCACGACCACCATGACGGTAACAGCGATCACCTCGGGGCCAATCTACCCTGGCATGGTGATTACGGGCACTGGCGTTACGGCTGGAACTCGCATCGTGTCTCAGTTGACTGGCACGGACGGCAGCACCGGCACCTATCAGGTTAGCGTGTCGCAGACCGTA